CCGTTCGGTCCTTTTTTTTGCCTGGAGCTTTCTTAACTCCGTACCGGCTCAAAAGGCGTTCCCCAACTGCAACCCTGCGACACTCTAAATTCTGTCAATGGGCATTGTCAAACCCAAGTATATCCTCCGTTGTTGGCTGGACGGCGTGGAGCGCCGCCAGGGAAACCCGGGGGCAAAAACGGCACGCCGTTTTTGTCGCTATTCGCGATCACCCCCCTAGTCTTTACGCACCCTCAGCAATGGGCGACCAGAAAACGGGCCGTCTACTTCTTCAATTCGCCACAGATGCGCTGATGCAACTCCGACAACTGTTGTATTTCGGTGCGCGCTTGGGTGACTACCTCGTCCTTCAGGCCCATTTGCGGATCGACCATCTTCCGAAGGTAGGTAAATCGGGTCTCCAGAGCCTCGGCCAGGTAGAGCAAGTCCTCTTTCGTCAAGTCCATCATTCCCCCAAGTAACGCTGCATATTATCTTTTCCTCATCAGCCGGTCACGCAAAATGCGGTCGACGGCATCCCCGAGGGTCACCAGCTGGTCGGCCTGGTCAGCATTCTGTCGCTTGACGTACGCGGCCAGGGCTGCGGCAACCTCGGCATCAACCATGATCGTGATCGAGGTCTTGCCCTGAGCGGCCTTGCGAGCCATGTACAAGGCCTGACGTTGAGCGCCGGTCAGCGCGTCATCCTTGGGAGGGCGACCGCGTTTTTTCTGTGATGCGTCACCGGAATTCGTGTCCATAAAACCTCCTTGTGTGAGGCTTTATTATATGTCACTAGTGACGGAAATGGGCCTTTTTTTGTCACCGGTGACGGATTTTTCTTGGAGCTGTTTACGCTCTGGAGAAAGGACCCGAGCCGACAGGATCAGGACGAGGTCAGTCTTACTTTCCAACTGGTTACGATTCGACCAGGTCGACGGCAAAAACGAAAAGCCCGACTTCGACCTGGTCGACTTGGTGTCATTCAGACCACCGATCACCAGGACCTCACCGTCGGCCACGGACACCGAGGTCTTGACCTGACGCTTGACCAGGGTAGGAGAGCCGGTGACACCGGTCGTAGTCTGCTGGAAGGCGGAAACCTGACCGTCGACCTGGAGGGCCAGACGACGAGAGCCAAGCACCCGAGGCGTCACATCAAGGATCACCCCCGACGGTCGATAGACAACGTTCTGCACCGCGTTGCCTAGCTGGTCCTTACCGGTGCTGCCGATGGTCGGAGTTTCGTCACCGACCGACAACGCCAGGTGCTCGGCATCGTCACCCACGACACGGCTGTTCGATACCTGGTTAAAGCGACCGTCCCCGGCCAGGGCGTCGAGTACCAGCTGATAACGGCCGCCACCGATGGAGAACCGGCCTTGACCAGGGTCGACGGTCAAGTTCAGCTTGTGCGACACCAGGCCAGCGACCAGGGACAGGCCCGAAGTGTGGGCGTCGTTGGTGGTGACCTCGACGAACGAGGCCGACACCTCGACCTGGTCAGCGGCTACGTCCAGCTGATCGACCAGGTCAAGAACCAGGTCGATCCGGTCCTTGGGTGCGGACACCACCAGGCGAGAGCCGCCACCAGGACGGGCCGCGTTGACACCCATCGCCGCATTGACCGCCTGTATGACGAAGTCGACGGGCCGGTTCATGACCTCGACCACCCGGAGTTCATCCTTGGCCGGGTCGTCGACCTTGACCTGGTCGACCTTCACCTGGTCGCGAGGTGCGGCAGCTGATGCAGCGAGTGGCCCGGGCTTGGACGACACCTGGTCGACCTGGTCGAGCTGGGGACCTGGTGAGGTAGCGGCGTCAAGGTAGTAGACACCACCCCGAAGGGTAGACCGAACACCCTGCGAGGCGAGCACCTGGTCAACGAATGACGGCAACTGGTCGACCTGCACACCCTTGACGTTGATGGTGACCTTCTTCCCGACCCCGAGCAACTCGGACGACACGACGAAGTCACGATGCAGGAGGTCCCGATAGGTCGCCTGCGCGAACTGGACGAGGGGGACGCCGGAAAAGGAGAAGGAAACCGGATCGGACGGAGTGACCGACCAGGCCGGAGCCGAAAACGCCGCCAAACACACAAACACAGACACAAACAAGCGCTTCACGGTGCGACCCCCTTCACATGCAAGCCGTCGGGAAGATCCGCTTCCCAGTTGCCTTTGTCGTCGACGTTGAACGAATTCGGCACCAGGGCGCGACCATCGGACACGAACACCAGGACGGACCCGCCCTGCTTGGAGTAGCCCATGCCAAGAACGGTCGACGGTCCGCCGACAACCTTCTTAGGGTCGGACACAATGCCGGCGACCTGGACGGCGGGCTTCGGTTTGTAGAGGTGCATACCGACGCCGCCCAGGGCGACGCCGAGCAGGAGCGCGGCAAAGAGAAACTTGGTCATATGCGGGTGAGGTGGTGATAGCGGTGGAGTCCGAGGCTTGGCCAAACGCAGGTAGTCGCCGTCATTGATCGGGCCGACGAAGTCGGGGGGGAAGGCCAGCTTGCAGGAGAGATGCCAGGCCGACAGCAAGCAGTGCGTGCCGTGCTGGTAATGCTCGGAGAAGACCTGCGTCGTGTTATAGGCGGGCTGGAGGTCGTCACCCTTGAAAACCCAACGATCGGCAACAAGGCCGTCGGGGTTGCTGCCAAGGCGGACAACAGCAATATGCAGCCGCGGGAGATTACCCGACAGGGTTCCCGCGGTTGCGGCCTTCACCAGGTCGGAGGCGACAGGGACGCGCATGCGGTCCATCCTGGTCAAGCGCACGACGTATTCAAACATCGCCTCGCGGAGCTGCTTGTCGGCCTGGTTGATGTTCTGCATGACGAAAAACACGTCCCACCCGTATTTGCGGGCGTGAATCATCCACTCCAGAAGGTCCGCCCGGCCCTTCTCGGCGTAGTTCCTGGTATTGAGCCAGGAGCCGCATTCGTCGAGGAACAAGGCACCGTTCGCGGACTCGTCGAAGCCAGGAAGCAACTGCATATCGGCGGGCGCGAAACCCTTCAAGCCGTCCTTGGTATGCCGGATATCGGGAGTGAACTGAATAAAACGATTGCCCGAGCCGAGCATGTACAAGTCGGTGGACGACGGCTTGTCCGGAACCCTGGTGTAGCTGCCCTGGTCGCGCTCGTCACCCAGGTACTCCATGAACAGATCGATGTTCCCGGCGATGCGACGACCCGCCCGCAAATACTCGCGGGCCTTCATGACAGCGGCCTTGCCCTTGCCGCCGCCGAGCTTGCCAGTGATTGCGTAGACGGCCACGGTCAGCCACCCCCGGCCAGCATGTTGATGGCCTTCTTCTTGATGACGTAAAGCTGACACACGATCCAAACCGACATGTAGCAGCCGACCGCCGCCAAGGTGGCCTTATTGATGACGACACCGAGGCCCATCGCGAAGGACGGATGCGACGAGGTCATGCCGCTGATCGAGGCGGCACAAACGCCGTCAACGCAGGACCGCATGGAGGCGACAAGCGCAGTCGCCAGGGCAATAGCGACGGTGACACCTGCCAGCTTCGCAGCCTTCTCCAGGACGAAGAAACGAGCGAAGAAAGAGAGAGCAGCACCGAACAAAGACGAAAGGAAGGTGGCAAGTAGAGGCATATCAGGCTTTCAAAGCGGATTGGACTTCACGGACACAACCGAAGAGGGCGAAGACGCAGATCACCCCGCTGATGAAGGTTTGGAAAATATCGACCTTGTCACAGATCGGGACGCCGACCATGACGCCGGTAACAGGATTGGGAACCTTGGGATCGACACAAGCCGCAGTCGGAATGTTGGGGAACCAGTTCGCCAGGCCGATACTCGACTCGGTAATACCGGCGACAGCCTCGGTCCCTTTCGCGTCCTGGTTCTTCACCGACTCGAGATCGCTCTGGCCGTCGGGCGCTTTGGCCGTGATCTCGCCCGTCAGCTTCTTGATCTCGTCCAGCAGCGACAACTGGGTCTTCTCGCGGTTGTAGTCGTCGGGGAACTTAATTTCGCCAGGAGTCGGACTGACGACTGGCGGCGCACCAGGATCAGGAATGGTCGGCGGTTTCACTTCGGGCAATGGCTGCGGTTGGGTAGCCGCTTCGGTGCCATAGTTGTTCACGACGGTCGTCGTGGTCGTTGAAACGTTGGTGACATTGTTCGTCGTGGTCGTCGTCGTTGTGGTCGTTGCCGGATACGTGATGTTGGTATCGCCGAGCTTCGAGCCTTGCTGCTGCGGCTTGACCTCCGTTTGCGTCTCCTCTTTGATAGTGCTAGTGGAGCCGTCAGGATTCGCGACAGTCGTCGTCCTGGTGGTCTTCGGCGACGTCACTGGCGTGGTAGTGACGGTAACGGGATCGCCTGGAGCAAAAACCGGCAAATTTGCAGAGGTCGACGCACCATACAAGGAACCGATCCGGTCAGCGCGGCCATTGAGCGCACCTTCAAGCGACCCGCCTAAGTCACCCTCAGAAGCGGCAACATCAGGACCCGGCTTCTCGCAAGTCTTCGAGCCGTTGGGCCAACTCTTAAGAGCAGTACCAGCCGGACACGTACCGACAGAAAACGCGACAGGAGTGCGCGGATTCGACCGATTCACGCCATAGACGCAATCCCCGACATAAGGCGGATTAGCGCCTGTACCTTCTCGATAGACCAGGCCACCCCACTGACCTTTGTCCCAATCCGTCGAGGTCTGAAAATACTTATCGCAAAGAGCCTGACCACTCTCAGCGTAGACGACTACCTGTTGCTGAGTAGTAGCCCAAAAACCCTTGTTGGACTCGGTAGGAGGAACCACAGACGCCGGGCCAGGCTTGCAAAAGAAATCAGGAGGCGGACAGACCTTGTAGCCAGATTGCTCCAGAATCCAAGGAGCGACCATAGTAGCGATACCGACATACCCGCCAGCCTTCATGACGCGGCCTGCGATGCCAGCCAACCGAGCAACCGTGACAGTGGCCTCTGCTGCCGTAGGAATGGCCACGGTCAGACCACGACCAACGTTGACGGCGGTCGAGGCGCTAGACCTGACAACGGCACCCGTGCCAGTGGTGGTGACGGTGTTCAACCCCGGCGTGGTATTGATGATCCGATTGATGATCGCGGTTGTGGACTGGACACCGCTTCCGACGGAAGGAGTCGCGTACGCGGCCCGAGGCGCAGCGAACAGACCAACCTCCAAGAGGATCATCAAGAACAGAGCAAAGAACCTTTTCAACGTACCCCCCATGCAGAAATGAAAACGGCCCCAGGTAGGGGCCGCGAAGCGGTGATACTGGCCCGATTACTTGGCGGCGCCGAAGGACTTCTTCATCATGCGGATGCCCCAGAAGCCACCGGCCACCAGGATCGCGACGGTGAAAGCGGCGGTGATATAGGTGGTCGCCTTGGAACCCAGATTGGTGATCGCTTCGACGCCCGGATCGGTGGCGGTTTGCGCCATGGCGTGACCGGCAGTGACCAGGGCCAGAGCCGGGATTGCCGAGACTTTCAGTACTGCTTTTTTCATTGCTGCGTTCATTCAGAACTCCATTGTCGGTTAGGTGCCAAACGTGAAATCCAGGGATCGGCAAGCCCCCGGAAGTGATGCGAAATCAGTCGAGGCTTTCGATAGCCTTACGAGCAACCCGGATGATCGCCCCGCCAGCGTAGCCAAGCCCGAAGGCCGACATACAGGCAGTAATAGCGACGGTCATCGTTACGGTCATGACTTCCTCCAGCGACGAGCAACAAAGGCCACGAACTGGACGAAGCCGACGAACAAGAAGACCAGGCCCACAACGGGGAGGTTGGTACGAATCAGAGGCCAGAAGTCCGGCATATCAATCTCCGCTCAACAGCTTGTAGAGAACGACAATCCAGGCGACCAAACCCAACCCGGCGAATACGTACAGCAGCAAGTGAGCATTCATAAGTCACCTCTGCTGGCCGGCGATCCACCCGAGCGCGAAGCAGACCACGACGGCCAGGCCAAGCAAGACCTCGGGGGACACCTGTTCCATTACGCGGCCTTCTTGGCGGGAGCCGAGAAGATCGACGGCGTACTGATGTACTTGAAGCCGACAACAGTCGCGGCAAGCGCATTGCCCTTGCCCGGTCGCATCTTGACGTCGACGTCGAAGAGGGCCGGAAGATCGTGCTTCATAAGTTCGGCGAACACGGAAGGATCGACGAGCACCTTCATAGGCTTGCTGCCCTTCTCGGTGTCGGTGGCGACCCGGTATTCGTTGCTCATCCAGACCTGGTGGAGGTGTTGGATTTCGCCGGTGCGTTCATCGGGAATGGTGTACTTGTCGACGGACAAGATCAGCGCGGTATCGGACATCGTGGTTTTCCTCGTGAAAATTGGAGAGATTCGGTCAGACGAACCGCCCCAAACCCCGGCCCGTCGCGGAGAATAGTAATTCCGCCCGTAAACAGATGTCAATGGGCATTGACAATTCCCACGATGAAAACAACGCTCGACTATCTCCAGGCGATCACCACCACCGACCCGGAGAAGATCAAGAATGACAACCAGCTGGCAATCCGGCTAGGGGTCACCAGGCAAGCGATCAGCCAGTACAGAAAGGGACAGAGCATGTCAGTGGGTGTAGCGTTGAAGGTTGCGCGCCTGCTACAGATCGACCCGACGGGGCCGGTCCTATCGACGATGTATCACCAGGCCGGAACGGAGGAGGAGCGCGCCTTTTGGCTGGAGTGCTATCGCACATGGGCGACCGAATAAAATTCGACCTGGTCGACGCCGGCATTCGCCTCTAGAGCGATTTTGCAGCTAACCAGGTCGAATTTTGTTCGGTCAGTCGTCCAAACATCGAGCATTCCAAGGACCAACCATGTGACCTATCAGCCCGTCCAGGTAGCGCCGTACAGCGAGATAGCCACCAGCCTCGGCCAGATCGAGGAGCACCGAACGCTGGTCCCAGGACTGCCCCAGGACCGTACGCCACTCCAGCGGGGTAATGCGGATCACGACAGTGGCGTCTTCGGCCTCCTGCGCGGCCAGCACCTCGTCGGTCACCTCGTCGATCCCAAACGCAGCCTTGAGACCACGCGACCAGCGCACTTGCTGCTTGCCGAAGAAGGCAGCGGCGAACTGGACGAACAGCGGGCCGAACCGGCCTTCGCCCTCATGGGCAGCGCGGAGCAGATCGAATGGGGTCATCGACTTGGCCCGGCCGGACTTGACGTGCTGCTTCGTGAGTTCGGAAGCGACACCCCACTTCGGTTCGCGCCCGAACTTCGCCATGTACTCGGCAGCGCTCTTGGCCTCGATGACGTTCACGCCGTTCTTGCGGTTAGGAGTCCCGAGGCCGAACAGCTGACATGCCTTCTTCCACAAGTCGAACATCGTCGACCTGAGCGAGTTCTGCTGACGCACCGACAGCGACTTTGCAACTAACCAAAGGCAGTGCTCATGCGGGTGCCAGCCGTTCGCATCGCCGTAGGTGACCTCCAGCGTGCGGATGTCGCCCACGAAGCCGACGGACTTCACCAGGTCGCGGTAGGCACGCTGACGACGCATGTGCTGACGGGCCTTCACAAGCTTGTCCATCGTGTCTGCCAGCTGGTCGTCGCGACCATGCGCGAAGGTATAGGTGACCATGTACAGCCCGCCGCCTGCACCCTTGTGGGTATCAGTGGCCTTGACGATTTCTTGCTTGCGACGTTCCGAGACCTTGGCCGCACAAGGCGGACAGGTCCAGACGCTGCCACAGACCATCAGACCCGCGAAATGGGCCTTCTGGAGCCTCGGCGAGTGCATGACGGTGACTTCGGTGCCAACCCGCCTCCGCGCGCAGCCTACGACCCGCCAGACGGTCTGGCGAGGGGTCTTTGTCATGCCCAGGAGGTCCGCCGCCGTCGACTGGACCGCGAAGCGGGCCTTACGGGCGACCAGGGCCGCAGTTTTCGCGTCGAGTTCTACAACGGATTCGCGACGCTTGTCGTCAACGATAACCCTATGAATTACATCAGGATTTTGCTCTTCCTTGACCCAAGAAACGGCTCGCGATTCCGTGAGGTTACCAAGGCGGCCTTCGGCCGACCCACCCCCCGCCGCTTGCGCGTCGTGGTGCGTGCCGCCCTGCGGCCTTTGCGGACCCACGAACTCGGAACGGAACAGGGACCGCTCCTCACGCTCCAGGCGTGAAACGTACGTAGGGAAACCCGCCTTCTCGACGGGATCGGGGGTCGGGACTGGAGGCAGTTCGCCACGCAGACGGGCCAGGCGTTGGACCTCGCGACGACCCCGGAGAATGTCGCGATCAGCGTAGAAACGCTCTGTTGCTGTTATTGCATCGTGTCTAGCCGACGCCAATTCACCAGGCGTCGGCTTGACTTTGCCGGATTTTTCTTGCACGATTCGTTCACTCTTGATACCGCCGTTGATAGAGCAGTTCTGCAGGAAGGGCCGAATTCCCGTTCGGTCCTTTTTTTTGCCTGGAGCTTTCTTAACTCCGTACCGGCTCAAAAGGCGTTCCCCAACTGCAACCCTGCGACACTCTAAAT